TTCTTGAACTGCCGGCGCGAGATCGGTCGCATGCCGGTCTTTACGTCAGCGTCAAGGGCGTCTGGCGGCGTGTAGCCGGATGCATCAACCTTCGTCCCCTGTGGGTCGGTGCGGGTGATCCGGTGGGCTTTAGCGCGTGCGCGCTCAGTGGCTTTCGACATGTCTTCGTTCTCCTACCGGCGTCCCGGCATCAGTGTTCTCGACAAATAACACACAAGAAAAACAATATCATCGCTTTATTGCATTCCTGGCGACAGTCAAGGCGCGGTCAACGATAGAACCTCCATCCAAGGCTTTTTGAACCATTGTGTCGTTATTCATGCCTGCACCTGTATCCCCACCACCAGCAAACTTCTTAACCACGCCACCACGCGCATACCGACGCTTGATAGTGATCTTGCTGGGATCGAACACGACGTGGTTGTGGGTCGGATTGCCGGTGTTTGGATCACGGCTGTTGGCGTCTATGTATCGGATGCCGGGAATGCCGGCTGCTTGTAGGGCGGCTGCTGCCTTAGCGGGGTCTTTGCCGTGTTGAAATACGGCTGCACGATAAGCCGTTTCGCCTGGGCGCGAAGGATGACCTTCGTCTTGCGGGTTGAGGCCGAGAAAGGATAGAGCCTGCTGCACATGAGGATGCTGTTCGCTTAACGGCTTATCCCAATCTAGAAAATGCTCCGGGTTTGCATGGACGCGGACATGATATGTATATCCAGGACGAGAAACTTCTATTTCTTCATTCCTAATCATTCTCATGGCTTTTGCCATGTCTTCACGGCTTGCGTTTTCTTCTTTTATTCTTTTAAGTTGTTCCTTCGATATGTTGCTATCTAATATTGCTCTTGCAGCTAATGCTTCTGGTTCATGAAAAGAAAAATGTTCTGGAGTATAGCGAATAGGAAGCCCAAATTCATCTTTATCACCATAAGGGAAATGTATTTCATTCAGATTTTTACTTAATTTGTTTCTATAATCTTCTGCTACATTTTTATTGGTAGCAAAATACATACCGTGTCCATACATTTGGGCACCTTCGCCTGTGCCAATATAATATGGATTAAATTCGTTAAACGCGTGCGGCGATCCATGGTAAGCATCGAAACCGGTTTCGTCTGTTGGCTCTACGTCGCCACCGTCGGCATATCCATCGGGGATCGCGGTATGTCCATCACCCATACCGGTGACATGCACACCAGGGATCATGGAAGCCGGATGTGGCGGCTTTTGGCGGTCGCCGGTAGGTAGTGGCCCAATCTCCTTAGCAAGCCCCTTGGCGACCATTGTAGCGCGTCGGATGGCTTTGTCGTTGTCGTCAATCATGCCGCCTCGCGCCTTGGTGATATCCGGGTCGTTGGGGTCGAAAGTGCCTTGGTTGCCAATAGCCGATTTGATTTGTGTGGGATGGAAGGCGACAATTTCTTTGGCCGAGCCATCATCACCATGCAAAATGATGCCGTCAAACCCGTTGCGTTTAAGCTTTTCAGTGTCAACGCCAGATGCTGGAATATTATCTTCTCCGTGTATTAAATATGGATTTTTAATAGAAGGGTGAACGGGCATAATGTTTGCAGCATGCCCTTGACTTGCGCGGATTTTAGCAAAGACATTTGCTTTTTGTTTTGAAGGCGTTAAATATATCCCATTTCCAAGTTTTGCTTTAGCCATACTTTGTGGATCGAAAGCAGAAAAATCACCTCCGGTTGCGTGATAAGCAACTAGCGGCACCATGGGGTGATTACCCTTCTGGAATGCCGACAAATTCTCTTGCCGTTCATCAGGCGACACCACCCCGCGCGCAACCATCATCGCCTGACGTTTAGCCTTCGCGGGATCGTCGTTCATTGCTGTTCAGCCTGCTTTGCGATGGGTGCAGCAATCGGTGCCGCCTGGGGATGCAAGGCAATGTCGCGCGCCAGTTCAAGTAGCTGAATCTTCTCGTGACTTGCACGGTCGGCGGCGCGGTTGCGGTCTTCCTGCATGACGTCAGCCTGCTGAATGCCGAGGGCGTTACGCTTCGTTTGTGCGTCCATCAACTTCGCCCTTGCTGTCATCAGATCGACAGGCGTGTCCACCTGCTGTTGCTGCACATCATGCGGTGCGCTTGCTTCGTGTTGCGCCTTCAGCATGTCCGCCTGAGCCTTCAACGTCTGTGCGTCGGCCTGCTGCTTCTTGACCTGCATTTCCGCCATCTGCTTCTGCATTTCCGGCGGTGGCGCAGCCTGTGCAGACGGAGGAGCCATGAACTGATCGGGGTTGGAGAATCCGAGGGCCTGGATGCACGCGCGATCAATGGCAATCGGGTCATACATCGTCGGGTTAGACGCCTGTAGCTGCTTCAGAGCGGCAAGCTTCATCATACGCTGCGCTGCACTTGCTGTGTTCGGGTCTGCCTGGGGCGACAGTTCGTTGTCCTCTAGTGCCTTCAAAAACACCTTCTCGTCCCACGTATATGCAGGCGTCTTGTTACGTTGCCAGAAGCTATTCGGGTTTTCCTTGAAGCACCGTGCAAGCAACCGAAATTCTTCGGCCTGCGATGCGTGCATGCGCTTGTGGACGCTGTTCATCACCTTCGCGGCCTGTTCGATCATCGCCAGGGTGGTGCCGACAGGCGCGTCTGCGCGTCCTTCACCGACCTGCTGCTCAGACGTGCCGCCGATCCGCATGCCCGTAGTGGCGATGTCATTAACCAGCGACATCAATGCCGGCGATGGTTCCTTATACGGGAGAGGCATGATGGCCTGATTAATGGGCATGCCACCTGTTTTGACCGGAGCGCCACCACCCGGCGGAACGCGGAAAATGTTAGTGTTTTGACGCGCGCCAGTATCCGCGAACAGAAAGCCAGGGAAATTAGAATACATCCCAGCATCAAGCAACTCACGCCAAGCAGCAGTAATAGCGTTGGTAGTATTACCAAGTATATGAAGTAATCCAATGTCGTAGAAGCCGAAGCCAGGAACGAATGTATACTTGACGAAGTTAGCACGCGGGTCAGGAAGTTCTTCGTCGTTCTTGTCGTAGTTGCGAACAATAGACAGGATTTGCTTCGAAGATACGTCAATAGTGACGCGATACGGGACTTCCAAGCCACTGATTTTGCCCTTGTATTTGTGTTCGTAGCCGACGATATCGAGTTCGCAATAAATCTCGTAAATTTCGCGGTCGCGGTCGTCAGGGTTCTTGGTTTCGGAACTGACGCCCTGCTGCGCGTCCTTCTCCTCCTTGACGGCATCAAGCTTAGGCGCGGCAGCCTGCGACAGTTCGGTATCGCGGTAGACACCCATGATTTGCAGACGCTTGACCGTCGATGGCTTCATCGACACGCGGTGCGTGATGCGTCGGGCGTTCTGAAGGTCGGATGCGTTGTTGCTGACGATCAGGTCATCGGCATCAACAGTCTCGCTCACGGGCCTGTTGCGCAGGGGGCAGAAATAAACCTTCTTGAACGCTGTGCCGCCGAAGCCAAGCAACAGCAGCATGCGGTCAGTATCGGGATAGTATTCCGTCGCCGTGCTGGTGAGGTAGTGATTGAAGTCCTTTTCCAGCGCGTCGGCCAACTGGTCCTGTTCTGCGGTGCTGCCGTTGCTGTCGTCCCTGATCTTCACCGGTCCATCGGTGGGCAGCATTTCCGAACGTGCGTTCGCCTGGAAGCGGAGGACAGCCTCCAGAAGCAGCGGGTGACGAACGCGGGACATACCCTCGACAGGAGCGCCGTCAGACGCGCCTGCAAGGTTTGGTATCTCCACCTTCAGACCGAGAAGCTTAATGCCCTGTGCGCGGTCCTCAATCCATTCCTGGCGGGTTTCGAGGTCGTCCTCTACGCCACGTAGCAGTTCGCTGCTGATGCGGCTCAGTTCGAGGTCGTTGATGTCCTCGGCCAGATTGTCGAACCAGCCCTTCGGACCACGGCTTTCGGCCTCATCAATGGGTTTGCCGTCCAGGCTGACGGTGATCGAGCCGTCAGGGTGTTCGATGCGCAGGATCGCACCCTTGTCGTCATATTCCGGCGTGTCTTGCTGCTCGTCGCCATCGATCACTACCACGTCCATCGGTGCAGGCTGCAAACCCGGTTCGGGTTCAGACAGCCGGATGTTCGGTGACAGGCCAGGAACGAGCGACATATGCTACCCCATGAGTGCGCCGTGTTCGGCAATAAAGCGTTCGATGGCTTCTTGCGCGGCATAATTATCAGCGATTGCTTTTACTGTATAGGTCGCAGTAATTCCAGCCAAATCGGGCGACCATACTTCAACGGTGAAAGAGCCGTCGCCATTGTCTTCAAGTGCTGCTTGGCATTTTAGCATGATTACACCGGATATAGAGGTTGTGGCGGTTTGCCTTGATGCTGGTTGGCTGCGTTCAACTCCGCAATACGCTCGGGGCTGCGGACAAGCAAGCCGAGGTCGCGCAGGTGACGAAGCGCCATGCTGACGGTATCGCAATTATGAGTGAGAATGCCGTTGGCATAATAGCAGTGTTCCCCTTCAACTGTCAGATTGAATACGGGATGCATAGTATGGGTGCGCTTTACTGATTTTACCACACACAAATTTTGATTTTCGTTCAACGCATCTAATTGAACAGGTTGTTTTTTTAGGGCTTTTTGCCTCAAACGGCGAACCGCACCATTCACAAACGCCTGTATAATGGCTTTTGCTGTAGGGCTTGGGCTTATCTTCCGCTCGCATTGATGTGAATACATGTTGTCTGTGCCAAGCACGTCCTTCATCGCTACGATGCCATTCTTTGGCTTTTTCACGAATGACGGCAAGATGAGATATTTGTTTTTCTGATTTACCCCTCGAAATGTATTCTTCAGCATGTTTTTCACGATGTTTTTTAAAAGGGATGCATTCAAGATTTGCAATGTTGTTGTTCCCGGCGTCACCATCAATGTGATGGATTTGATATCCAGATGGAATCTTGCCGTTAAAGTAAATCCACACATCACGATGAAGTCTATGGCCCGCCCTACCAAAATATCTTTTGTGCGCTGGATTTGGCGAGTTAGGATACCGCCGATATGTGTATCCATTAAATTCTGTGGTTTCGACAACAACTCCTGGTTTCGGGCGGAATGGCATTGGATTAACCTTTTAGATTGACATTGTGTCTGTAATACATCAAATGGACACAGTGACGCAAGTTCTTTCCATTCGCATCCAACCCGTATGGGATGATTTGCGGTCCCTACTAAACATCCTCCAGTGTAGTCAACTTGCCATACTTCGCGTACGCCGGTCATGGATGCAGCAGATACTAAGCATGGCCCTGCTGGCGTTGCCACCATATCTCCAGCAACTATTGCGTCTATGCGCTTAGTGGTTCCATCAAACATAGTGATTAATGTATCGCCTATCAGACAAAGATCGTCATGTCGCCCTTTGGGGAACTGGCCGACCTGGGTGATGACCATGTCAGCCCAAGCACGATCAGGCGCGTATACCATGCCTTCAGAGAACAACGCCTGCACGCTGTAGAGGCGCGCTAGCTTGTCCTGCGCCTTCGGGTCAATCAACTGCACGGCGAAGTCTTCGTGGCCATACATGCGACGCATTTCCTGCGACACACTGATGCCAGACGCCTTGTTCTCAATCAGCAGTTTGTCAACCTTCAGCGCACGACAGGACTTGGCTACCTTCTCCACAAGGTCGTGCAACTCCAGGCGTTCCTGCCAAGCCGTCATCAGCATGACCTTAGGCAGACCGTCGATAGTGCCGGTGTCTGACAATGCCTCGGCGTTTGCGCCATACCGGTTGACCGTGCGGGTGGCGCGGGTATCTGTTGATCCATACCAAACGCCCCAGACAGTCAATGCACTGAAATCGTTTTCTTGTTTAGTGGTGTATGCCGTGTCCAGGCTGGCGATGATGAAGTCGAACGGCGGAAAAGCTTCGTCGGGCCAGAGGTTCCACCACTCTCGCTTGATAACGCCGCCACCAGCAGGCTCAGGACGCTGCTGTAGCTGCCCTGCGGTCGCCCACGGTCCTAGCGTCTTTTCGAGCAGGACAACTTGCTGTTCATCAAACCGTTCGGGCCACAACAGTTCCCCAGGCGTCGTGCGCTGGTCTTTCCACTGGATCGGCATACCGTCATCTGTCGCCCAGGCGGGCACCAGTGTGGTATGAAACGACCGGTCTGGTTCGTATCGCATCGGCAGGCAGAGGTGTTGCCAGTCGCCCACGCCCTTCTCAAGCACATGCCCGCTGATGTCTTGCTCTGACAGGCGCTGTGCGATGACGATGCGGCAACCGTAGCCGGGCTTCGAATTGTTCAGACGATTATACCACGCCATGTCCCACCACTCGATAGTGGACTTGATGACGGCTTCGCTGTTCGCCTCGGCGCTGTTGTTCAGGTCGTCGCCGATCAGGTAATTGCCACCAAGTCCGGTCGTGGCACCGCCAACAGATACCGTGTTGCGGATGCCATTCTGATCGTTCTGAAAACGCTGCTTAGTGTTGGTGTCGCCGGTCAGCTTGAACCGGTGTCCCCATCGCTTCTGATACCAGTCCGATTGGATCAGCGTGCGGCACTTGACGCTATCTTGCAGCGACAGGGCCATGGCGTAGCCGGCGTGCAGGAATTGCGCTCCAGGGCCAGCCAACGGCGTCCTGGCGTTCTGCGCCCATACCCAGGCGGGGAACATCACACCGCACACCGTTGACTTACTGAAGCGCGGCGGAATGTTGATCAGCAGGTTGGGGATGTATCCATCTGCGCACGCTTCCAGATGCTCGCACACCGCCTGCAAAGCATATCCGCCCATAGCGAACTCTGCGCTGTCAATATTCGGCCAAGCGGCGACAGTAAAGTCGTAGAGCGATGCTTCTAATTCACACCGCTCTATTTCAAGTAATGCCTCGTCTACATCGACATTACTGTCGCCATACTTGATTAGCATTATGTTTTTCTGGCTTTTCGCGCGTTATATGATTGTTTTAATATGCTCCTCCATATTTCCGCGCTTTTTTCGCTATGAGGATCAATTCCATCTTTGCTTAATTGATGCCTGAAAGCCTTTTGACATATTTGCTGAATAGATGATGGCGTCAAACTATACATTTTAGCCACTTCAGCATGAGTATGTCCCTCTTTATATTTTTCTAGAATAGCATACGCACGCTGTAAGCTTCTTTCCCAATTTTCCGCCTCTAAAGAAGACCGAGCAAGAACAGCAGGCGAGTCTTGTCGAAGCTTAACTCCCACTCTGTCGAGAGCCTGTATCACAGAAGCAAGAGTTACTTTGCCCATTCCATATGAATTAAGTAATTCTGCGGGTGAATACTTTTCCAGTTCCTCAGTTGTCTGCAACCCCATCACACGAATTAAGCAATTAGACGCTCTGGCGTGCAGCATTAGTTCAGAAATTTTCATCTTCTTTGTCCTATACTGTTTGTTTACTTGTTTTGTTCTTTAGCAGCCAGCAAAGCCTGCTTCAACGCATCACGCGCATCAGGATCAAGCGACCTTGCGTCAATAGTCGCCACCTGTTGTGTCTGTATTGGCGCACCGTTTGGACCGCTTACTTCAGTCTTGTTCACGTCGCCGTAAGTATTGCGGTTCAATTTACTTGCCAACCATTTGCGCGTGTCTACCATCAGACGTTTTTGGTCTGATGGAATACTTGGATCGTCAGAAATTAATATCATTTGGTCTACGTAGTAGTTTTGTTGGTCTTCACGAGCGCGCGTATACATCAAGCTAAATTCGGGGTGAACACGCAACCAATTATAGACCGTTTGTAGCGTCGGAACGCATTCGTGGTCCATGGCTATTTTATACAAAGGTTTACCAACCGCAATTTCAGAACAAATCAATTCAGCGATAGCAGGATCATAAGTGGACGGATTGCCATTGTTCGCCCTTCCATCTTTTTTCTTCGGCTGCTCGGCCATCAGATCTGTTGTGCGTAATACCACAGCCGGCGGCGATTTTCCCGATCCTTTACCCTGGCGCGGCATAATTAATCTCCAACAAAAAAACGTAGAATGGAACTTAATCCAATATACGCTCAATTTCAAGCCACTGCATCGGTATCAGACCATCCAGACTGGCTTGCACAAGTAGAACGACGTAAAGAGGGACGGGAACGGCTCCTGAAAGCCATTTATAGACCGCTCTTTCCGTCACTCCGAAAATACGAGATAGACTTGCCACAGACCAGCCTAGCTGGCCCATGGCAATTCGTAGGGCGGCGGGAGTCATTCAGCAAAAGTAACGTCGTATGCGTATGGCAATGTCGGCGGGGGTCATGTGGTTAACTCCGTGTTTTGATTTCGTAATGCGGAAAGCGTCCGGCGACACTGGCTTGTGTGCCAAAGCCTGAGAATGCCTCGGCCAGCCATGCGCGGAATGCTCTGCGTTCGCCGCGCTCCACGCGATACGTCCATCTTTTTCCGTCGTGCTCCACGCATGCGCGGCCGGCGTCCGGGTCTCCGGCAAAGTGCCAGTGCGGTTGGCCTTCGCGGGCGGCTGAGATTTCGCAACGTAGTGCATAGTCGGTCATGTGCGGTTGCCTTTTGTGTGGGCGGTTGATGTTATGTTGGTTGACGCCAAGAGCCGCGCGGGCCGCGAGGTAGTTGTTCAATTCAGTTGTCATGTCGCTCTCCACTGTGTTGATGTGTTGTGTGTTGATGTGTTGATAACCCCTTTGTAGCTGAACTAAGTTCAGTGGTCAACACATATTCGACCGCTTTTCAAAAATATTTTTATCCGCTATTCGGCGCATTAGCTTTTTGAGCCTCTATCTTCTTTCTGTAATCCTTCCAGCCCTGCTTGATCTGGTTAAAAGTCAATTCAGGTTTTGGTTTCAGGCGGCTTGCTGCGGCCAGAAAACTGTCACCAGAGCGCCTGATGGCAGTTTCGTGGTAATCTTTGTTCGGCATGTTTGTTACATCCCAAGGTTGCGGCGGTAGAGGTCCAGAAGGGTCTGCTCCTCCTCAACGTCAGCCTGCTCGCGCTTGCGGTCGGCGATCAGTCGGCGAAGCACCCTCTTGTCAAAGCCGGCGCTTGAAGCCTCTGAATAGATATCCTTGATATCGGATGCGAGGGACCTCCGTTCCTCCTCCAGGCGTTCGATGCGTTCGATGAGGCTGCGCAGGCGTTCGGTGGAAATGTTGTGGCCAATTTCAGACATTCTTCTTCTCCTGTTCGAGTAAGCCATGAAGCGTATGCCGCATGATGATCTGGGCTGCATTCAGCGTTTTAGTCGGGATATCACTTTCGCTGGCAAGCACGGCAGTCAGCGTAGCCAATCCGAAGACGACGCCGCCTAACTGGTGACGTTCATAAAATTTCTCCTTGTTAAGGATTTCATGAATTTCGCTGGCCAAGCTGATCGAACTCTCGCACCACTGTTCGAAGCTACTCATCTTCTTCGTTTTCCGATTTTTTATCATGCCTTGCAAAGGACATCGACATTCGGACTAATTCAAGGCCAACTACAGTGATAGCATCTGTTACATTATTGGCCTGGGAAACTTGTTTCGCCAGGATGGCTGTCAGAACATAAATTTGCATACCAAGCGGCACATCATGCATGATATTATTTTGAATAAACAGATCTAAAATCTGTTCATAATGTTTCAAGCATTCTTCATGCGCGGCTTCTTCGAAGGATTTGTTCATCACCAACGGATCGGTGCTGTTTTTTAGCTGCGCGACAACATCTTCAATAGCCATATTGCTGTTTCTCCGTTTGATGGCCACAGGAGGGCCAGGGAAGCCGCTACAGCGGCATATGGGATAGCCCGGTAGTTGGCAACCAGCGGCCACAGCAGACAGGCCCAGGCGGCGATCCAGAGGGCTGTGGCGATGGTGTTGACTGTCACGTCATATCCTTTCCTTAGCGATGATGTTGTGAAAAGGAAGACGCCTTCCCCTTCCTAGCCCCCGTTCTGGGGGCACTTGGCCTTCACGCGGAGCGTTTCGACGCATGCGACCTTGTATGGCGTGGCGTGGCCGAGGATCGCCTTGACGGCATCAGCGTCAATCGCCTTGCGCTCGCTGATGGTGACGCAGATGTCGGCGGTTTCGCCCATAATGACATCCATGCCGGTTTCGAGAATGGCCTTGCGCGCTGCGGCGACAGCCTGCTTGGCGGCTTCTTCGGCGGCTTTGGCTTGCAGGTAGGCGAGGACCAAGGGTGCGGTGTTGGACATTTTGTGATTCCTATCATGTAAACTGCACCGTCTTGGTGCTGAAACCTATATAGAATTAACTACTTTCTTTGTCAACTTCACCCTGGGGATTTTGGATGCTTTTTTGACAAGAAGTTCGAAATTTTTCGTTTCTTCGTTCCGCCGCGTTGTGACGATGATCGCCCCGTCATCATGCATCGACCAGATTACCACTTTGTCTGCGTCGGGATGCCAGTGCCAGATACCGTCGCCGAAGTAGCGTGTGGCTGCGACCGACCATTCAGATGTGATATGCATGTCAGTAACTTTCGAGGTTGATGTCGCAGTCTTCGCAAATGCTGGCGAAGATATCGGCTGGAAGGCGATCTGACAGCACAAGCAGCGCCATATCGACGGTCAGGCTTAGATCGTTGTCAGAAATGTTCTTACGCAACTCTGCCGCGGCATCGGTAGCAATCGCCACCAATTCATCAGACGGCAGGTTGATGTATGTATTATACAAATGGTTCGGGTTCATATGTATTATCCTTTTCTTCGTCGTCGGTATAGTCGTCGTCATATTCGCCATTTTCTTTAGCTTCAGCAATTTCTTTGTTGAATAAATCCTCCATAGCAATTCGAATTCTCGGAATTGAAGATTTCAACCCCTCGAATGGATGGCTCCCTGAAATCATAATTTCACCATCCTTCCACGGGATAAGATACGTTTTGCGTTCAAAAATCGTGATCTTTATCCCTGCCGGTGTAAGGCTGATGATGGCTCCATCGCTTTCATCGAATTGAGATTCGAAAGCCTGGACGATATTTTCTTGGATGATCGCTTTAAGTGTCTTGGTAGGATCAATGTCAGGGTCCCAGTCTCGTGCGAAGTTTTTATCGGCCATTTGTCTACTCTCCTATTCAAACAACAGCTTCGATGATGGCATCGACCAGATCGGCGACCGGACCAACAGCAGACCCGTCGATGATGGTTTCGTCCGGCTCCAGACCAGATGCGACCTGCACCCACCCGATGTCCCTGCCATCTGCATCGTGGAAGTGGACGAAAAGGTCGTCGCTGACGTCGTCAACGGCGCGCCAAGCTTCCTTTGCGCTCTTTCCGGTGTATCCGGCCTCATCGTCATACATGACGGTGATGGTCCACTTGTGGCGTTGAGCCTGGACGAACAAGGCTTTTGCTACGTTGATCATGGCGATTATGTCCAATCAATCAGGTTGGTGTAAGCGATTTCGACAGCGTCCTGGTAGCCCTTGTTGTGCAACCAGAAAAACAAGGTCGCTTCTTCGTCTTCCGTCATTTCAGCTTCGCCATCCTCTGGTTCTTCCTCGAACTCAGCGCCGTCGAAGGAAACGTCAACGTCGCCATATGTGTCCCGATAAGCAGAGAAGAAAACGACGGCATCATACTCGATTCCGTTGCGGGTGATTTTAGCGTTGATCTTCATGTTCTGTCTCCGGTTTCGATGAAGAATATCTACCGGAATGCTATGAAGAATGCAACACATAAAACGCATAAAATCGAAAATATTTTAGAAGGGAAGATCGTCTTCATAATTTTCGTTCCCGGACAGACTGACTGGGTCTGTTTTACGCCTAGCAGCGGTCACCGTAGCGCCAGGGAAGGTGTGTTTGATTTTTGCGATCTCTGGGTAGGCGGCGAGGATGCGACCCACTTCAGCGAGGCTGTAGACGGTGCATGCGCGGTTGTTTCGTGCCACGTTGATAGCATCCAATTCGTCGCGGACGATAATAATCACCTCAAGCCCGTCTTCATTCATAATTTCCCACTGCTCTGGGGCGAGGGGTGACTTGCCGGCTGCCGTCGCCTCGGCGTCGAGTTTACGCCATGCAGCAGTCATACGCTTCGCTTCATGTCGCACGTCATCCAAACTGCCACGGTCGATAGCCTCGTTATACATCCGACGCTGCCGGTCGAACTTCTCGCGCCATTCGTCAGACACCAAGAGACGCAGCCGACCAACACCCCACTTGGCTTCCATTTGGACAGCCAGTTCATCAGTGCCGTCGGTAGCTGCTCGTCCAGCTAGATATAAGTCAGGCGTTTGCAACCACGGTGCCATGGATGCCGGTATCGGTGCCTGCTTCTTTTCGTATTTCGGTTTCGTCGCCATAGGTTTCTTTCTCCTGTTTTTATGCTGTAGAACCGACCCATGCACCAGTAGCACCAGGACGCGCATATATATATGCGCTGGTGCTATGGTGCTAACGTGGTTTTTGGCTGGTGCTACGCTGGTGCTATCTGGTGCTAATTTGTAAGTTGTTGATTTTATTCAAAATAGCTGGTGCTATTCCCGGTGCTATTAGCACCAGAATGCGCTGGTGCTATTTCATTTCAGTGAGTTAACAGTCTCCCCATCTACGCCGATGTATTTTGCCATCACCAACTCGCTCAGACGTGCCCTAAAGGGACCAGTTTTCTTGTTTCGTTCTTTCGCGTCGTCGTCATGACTGAACGTATCGACCAGCCCCTTCCGCTGACATTCGGCAAGCCAAATCGCCTTTGTTGTCCGACCTGGGGTGCCAGAACGGACAACAGCGTCGAGTAGCGCATCATAGAATGCCCTCGCACTAGCCTTCAAACCGCCGTCCTGTTTACCCGGTGCGGATGCATTCGCCGGTTCCCAAACCCAGCGGTCATCGACCAGTCGGACAATCTGTGCCTGGAACTGCTGCCAGTTGTCTGGCGTCCTGCGCCTCGCTTTGCCCGGATGGTCAAATGACAGGCTGAAGCCGGTCGCGCCGCCTGGGACGTCCTCATCACCTTGGTCTTCATCCTTCAGCGGTGCCATAACCCCCACTGCATCGAACCGCCAAGCTTTCGTGCTAGACCCGTATTGCCGGTCATTGTTATGTCCGGTGTGATCTAGCCATAGCTGACCGATCCTCTGCGTCGTCAGATACGTGACGAGATCGAGGACAGCAGACCACGCAAGTTCATCTTTCTGATCTCCCTCAAGCAGCGACATGACGTTATCGAACACCACCAAATCCACCCCACCGACGGCGTCGATGAGAGACATCAGGAATGCCCGACCCCCATCTGTATTCAGTGGAGCGAAGGGTGGTAAATCTGGACACACCCGACGCGCTTCATCCTCGATGTCACGACCGAAGATCATCAGATTGCCCGGTGGTATTTTGACGTCACCAAGGCGGCGCATAGCATCGATGGCGCGTGGCTTGATCAATTCAGCCGGCATTTCGCCGTCAATATATAAGACGTTGACAGGCCGATACGCCTTCCACGTCAAGAAATCAGACCCAGATGCAGCAGCCGCCGCGATAGCGATACCTAACAGTGTCTTCCCCAAGCCGGTTCTCCCGACCAGGAACGCACGCACCGTCGTGGTGAGAAAATCGCCCAGGATGCGATCCGGCTCCGGGATATCACGCACAGCCCAAGCTTCAATCGACAGCGTAGACCGAAGGTCTGTGTCGATACTTCCCCCTGCCACAGCTTTTGCACCGGCGCTGCTGCCGCCACCAAATTCGTCATCAATGATTTCACCGAACTCGTCTGCAACATATGTTTGCGGCGAGACTTCGCGCTTAATTTCATGCGTCAGGCGTGCAGGCTCAACATGATGGTGCGCAGGCAAGTGTGTTGCTGCGTCGGACACCTTTCCATCCCACTGCGCCATAGCCCGACGCCACTTGTCTTCAAACATCGTGTATCCACGGCCTTCGCGTTCAAGCAGTAAGGATCGCGGCGTGTTCGGCTCATATTTTCTCGGCTTACACTTGCGCTCGTAAACCGCATAAACTTCACGGCACTTTTCAACAGACTCATTCGGTGATGGTTTGATTGGGCATTCACGCCACCAGTCGAGCACCGCCGCCCACACCATCGTCGTAGCTAGTTCTTCCCGACCATCTATCACCTGACCCAGCCCATCGGCCACAACGCCATTGTGCGTGCCGGCGGATGCTGCTGTTTGATGACGATCAAGAATGGCCGACCGTTCTTGACTGATGCCACCAACCAGCTTGTCGATGGCTTCACACATCCACTGCGGTGCTTCGAGGATATCTATTTCCCAAGGCGCACAGCCGGCATCCCAGGCATATTCACGCCCGCTCTCGTGCATGGATGGCGGTGCCATCACAAACCCGCCCTGGCCCCTGATATCGACGCCTACGGCTGTCTTATTTGTGGGCGGTGTCCAACCTGCTGGCGTCTTGAAGTAGTATTGCTTCCCGCCACCCCCAGTGGTGACGATGGCTGTTTCTAGGTCAACGCCATAGCTTTCGACCTCCAGCAGGCCGTTCCACCACTGCATGGCCGACGGACCTTTGTGGGTGTCCAGATCGACTACGAAGATGCCGGAGCATGCGCCAGTGATGATGCCCATCTGACTATGCTGCGCGCGTCGAAACCACTGTGCGATCTGGTCGCTATCAACCAGGGCGTTCTCATGCTCACGCCACTTGATCGTTGGTCGCTTCCACTGCGCTCCAGGGGCCGGAAACGCAGCGGGGACGACCTGCAAACCGTAGCTGTGATACATCGCAGCCCAATCTAATGGGCCGGCAAAGTCAGGTTCAAACATTCTTTCCTCTTTTTAAGTATAGATTATGTAGGAACCAAGTTATCTGACAGTCAAAGCGCCATACTTCGCAATCAATGCTGCCTCAGCACGGTCGGCGTCTTTCTTTCGACCGAACATAGTGTTCGCCGGCCATAGATTGATTGCCATCCACCTTGAGCCTTCCTTGTCGGAAGACAGCTTATAGTGTCGCTTCCACGTCGTTGGCGTGACGAGGTGGGTGGGAATATTCATGCCTGACACAACGCCACGCACTGACCCATATGCGAACCCGAAGTTGAACATCGAAACAGCGCCATTCTTCGGCATGGCATGCACACGTTCGATGATTGCGAACTTGGGCTTAAATTCCCGGATGATGCGCGCCACCTCGGCTGCGTTGACTTCGCCGTCAACCACCGGCATGTCGAATGGATATACGATGTCCTGCCCAGGGGAGTAAAAAGCCAATGCGCCGGATTTACCGGGATCGATGCCCAGAATGATCATCTTTTCATCTTTCATAGATTTTGAAGCCGACGCCAAAACAAGCACGGTCATGACGTCGGCGTCAATTTAATCCCAGCGGGTGAAGATTGGTGGAGCGTGATAGACTTCGATAGGCGTGGATGTCGAACGCGGCTCGGTAGGTTTCCCTAGTCCCAATTCAAACGCGGCCACCATTTTCGTCTTCATAGCCTCGTGAAGGGCGATGTCGCGCTTTCGTTCAACCTCTGCCATGGCCTCCAGATGGCCAGCCCATGCCGAGTAACCGGCTTGGTCGGTGTAGTTGTCGAGGTTGTGCCCGCCGCATACAGAACGGGCGACCTTCAGCAGGACCATCAACTGCGCAACATCGACCTCAGTGATGGAGACTGGCATTGATGCCGCTTCTTGCAAGTATGCCGACCAGAGGCGAGCGATCATGGCGAAGCTATTTTCCGCCCCGTGCTGACCGCGCTTCCCCTGGGCGATGTCGGATGCCTGCTTGAGGATGTCTTCAGGATTCATGTTCGATCTCCTCTTGTGGGACTGGCGGATATAAAAACCATTCGCCATCCCCATCCATTCGCATGCCCCAGACGGTTCCGTCGTCACAAACAGCAACCGTATAGGAATTAGAATATTGAGTTTCTGGGACTACTGCAATTTGGATGATTTTTCTGGTCTTTTTCATTGTGTTATTTCCTTTGCATGTTCTTCCCTGATCCACTGATTGAAGATCACCTTCCTTGTGATCCAAGATGCCTGAGCGCTTGGTCGCTTCCAGTAGATGAACTTGTCGTCAGTTTTATAGATTACGCGGACCATGCCGCTTGCGGCCTGCCACTCTTGTCCCGCAGCAGGTAGCGGAACTGGGAGAGGGTAGTTGAACTTGACCTTCTTCCCTGGTGGCAGAGGCTTCGTCACTTCACCCGCCAGATGCGGAGGCCCTTGACGCCATTTTCCGTCAGCGTTCTGGCGCACCACTTGGAATTTGGGATCGTCTGCGAACCGAGTGTGTATGCGTTGATATAAACACCAGGACTGCGCGGTGAATACACGCCATTTGGGACGAAAAACGAATCTCCGACTTCCATGCTTTTGAACGGATATTTGCTGCGGGGCGTAGGCTTGCTGTCTTTTTTGTCGATTTCATACATGATACGCAGACCCTCTATGGAGTATGATGCCTTCATTGGCATGCATATAAATCCATAATAAAATAAATTCGTCAACCCTTGGTTCGCATAAAGTAGGAGCAAACATGCAGAGATTTTTCCGACACCTGTTTACCGCTTCGGACAACAAGACGTATGATTTGGGTTGTATCTTGTGGGCACAGATGGGAATTGCCTTTGTCGCCGTCAGTGGATGGGCGTATGGCTCAGGCCATGCATCCTTTGACCCTGTCGCCTGGGGAGGCGGTGCAGCGGCTATCCTGGCCGGCGGCGCTGGTGGCTTGAAGCTTAAACAATCAACCGAACCAGGAGCATCAAATGCTGGCCCTTCTAGCTAGTCCAGTCGGGAAATATGTCGCCATCGTTGCCGGCGCTTCGGCGCTGTTCATTGCCATCGGCGTCGGCGGTCACCTCTACTTACAGTCTGTCCGCAATGCAGCCGTCGAGCATGATCGTGCGATGCAGGATGCTGCCGACATCACGCGACAAGAGAGCGTGTTGACGGTCGGTAGCATCGTTGACGCAGCCGTGAATGCCGACAAGACACCTCAAAAAACCCTACAGAAGGAGTGGGAACGCCCATGAAATACTTGATTATGCTGACTGTTCTTGCCGGATGCGCAGCGCCTGCGGTGAAGGTGACAGACACTTCATGCCTATGGGTCCGGCCAATTTACATCGGAAAAGAAGACGTATTGACAACTCAAACTGCGTCTGAAATATTGGCCCACAACGACAAATGGAAGGAGAACTGCAAATGACCTGGGTTTATCACCAAAAGAATGGTGGCATTTTTCGTGACGGCGCATTGGTCGGTCTTGGCTATTCCGGCATCAATGACGGATTGGACAATCCCGCCGAGCAGAATGTGGCTGACGTTGGGCCTATCCCTGTCGGCACGTATGACATCGGCGAGGCGTTCACGCACCCGCAATGCGGCCCCATGTCGATGCGCCTGACGCCGCAGGATGGCACGGACACGTTCGGTCGTGACGGCTTCCTGATCCACGGCGATAATCAGGACATGAACCATACCGCCAGCCACGGCTGCATCATTCTGCCGAAGATCATCCGCGCTGCCATTTCGGCTTCTGGTGATCATGTCCTTGAAGTGGTGGCAGAGTAATGGCTTGGGTTTTTGACCTCGATACCGGCGAGTTTAGCAAGAGCGGTAAGGTGTTCTGCCACAC